GTGCAATAGCACCTTTAGTAAATTCTGGATTCTTATTGATTTCTTTAGCAACCGTTTTAGCAACTGCGGCCATGATAGCATAACCTGTGTTAAAACCTTTTACTTCGTTGTTAACTTTAAAATTTCCTAACAATGCTCTAGCACTGTCTGAAATATCTTCAAAATCTCGTTTTCCTGACTGTATATATTTTTCTATTTCGTCACCTAATTCTTTGTTGATGCCTGGTATCTCTAATCCTTGTCCTAGTAGTATAGGCCCGTCTTTGGCACTGTTCTCTGCTATAACTTTAACTACTGATATACAATACTTTGCTGTTTCAAGTAGTTCTTCATTGTTATTTGCTTCTGCTTTCTTGAATGCATCATAGATATTCTTTGCTGATGCTTTAGCACCTGCACCACCTTTTGAACTAATACCAATCTCTTGTCCATTTGGTGCAATTAAGAAACTATCACACAGTGCGGCATTCATGCTCATTGGCCACATCATTTTACATTCATTCCAATTAGCACCGCCAGCCAAAGCTTCTCTTGCTTCTTCTGCTTGTCCTTTAATAACGCCACCATCTAATGCAACAGGTTGCATAATTTCACCGAAGTAATCACGTAAGGCTTCCATGTGATCTGCCATCCCTTTAAACACTGTCCTTGGTTGTCCTGTTGCTAATCCATATAATATATCTGTTAACACCGGAGCAACTTCAGATGGTGCATTCTTTCCTACAGTATCAATCACTTGAGCAGTAGTCATAAAAACGTTTTCTGTTTTAATTAGATTTTGTGGATCATACCCTACCTGCATTTTAAGAGCACCTTTAGTTGCTAAACTCCATCCTGCGGGTATTTCTTTATTGGCCCATACGCTCATCATGTCATGTTTGGTTTTTTGTAAGTATCTACCCCATAACATAACACCGCCGTCCATATTATTCAGAACTGCTACTGCAAATGCTAAACTAGCCGAGTTAGGTTGGTTGGTCCAAACAATCTTAGTATGCATATCTTGTTCATACTGATTTATTGTTATGTCTCTTTGCTCTACAGTATCAAATTGTGCTATATCCGGAGATGGATACGAATCAACTCGCATAAATTCTGCTTCTTGACCATCGGAATTAACGAACTTGTCGCCTTCTTTTCGACCAAAAACGCCTTTAGCTTCTTGTAATATATGTTGTAATCTCATGATACTGTATTTATCGTTAGTCCCGGCTTTCCCAACTAGCTACCAAGCGACTACTTGAATTAATCTTTTCTGTGCCGCCTACACCAAACTTAAAGCTAATGTTGTTGTCTTCGGTATCCATCTCAGGTATATTTTCTGCTGTACGATCGCCACCATTGGCAAAGATTAAATGTGCGTTGGGATAATGAGCTCTTACTTGTTGTATAAACAAACGAGCACTGTCGTCATCATCTTGGAATGTAAATGTTTCATCTACCATTTGTAAGTTATTGACTACACTAAGTCTCTCGTTCCAAGGCATAAATGCCGCACCTTTCTTACGTTCTAGCCATTCATCACTGTTCAACCCTACAATCAGCATATCACCTAGGTCAGCCGCGGCTGTTAGGTATGCTATGTGTCCTGAATGTACGGGATCAAACCCGCCTGTACAAAGTATTATCTTCATTTAGCTTTCTTGGTAAATGTTTGTCCTTTAGGGGCTCTCATGACACCAATTGGATCGAGTAACTGTTGAGCTTTCTTGTGTTTAGGTGGTTGTTTAACCTTAGGTTTTGATTTTGATTTAACAGATGTATTTTTTCTTCCTATCGTAACAGGAGGCTCATCACTTTCAGGAAGTTCTGTGCTTGGCATTACCCAGTCAACGTAATAGTTTTCTCTGTCTAGCCAATTTATAACCATTTCTTCTTGGTGTGGGAATCCATGTCTTGTAATGCTGTCAACTATGCTAGGATGTAATAAGCCTTTTTCAGCTAGTTCATACCATGTAGTAGTAGTAGGGTCCATTGGTTTAGTATCTGACTTGTATACAGCAATTTTTATCCAAGGATCTTGCCAGGCTTTATGCAGATAAAAATCACAACAATCAAAACCGTTTACAGCTAACATATAAATTAAACTTGTTGGTGTGTGGTTATAATAACATCCGGACCGAGTGTTAGCATAATATTTTCCGTTATATACACCGTTGCTCTGAGGCACATGCAATACTAACATACCATTAACTGACATTTGCTCGTTCCAAAGACGTAATGTGTTCAGAGGATCTGTACTGTATTGAAGACTATCGTGAGCCCATAATAGATCAATGTCTACTGGAATTATTCTTGGATCATTGAAGTTTCTATGTATTTTGCGTATGTTTTCGTGATTAGGAACAGCATCTAACCTCTTAATGTCTTGATCTACAGCATAACACTTGTAGTTATAAGGTCGCGGAACATCGTCCTTAGATTCTAAAGTAGCCCACCATGCTATGTCTGCACCGTCTCCACAGCCCATATCACATATAGTTGTTAGACTTTCTAAAAAAGTGTCATATCCATATATTAATTTAAGAGTGGCCCAACTGTTGTGATGACTAGCCAATTGATGAATCCTCCATACCTGCTGTACGCAATCTTGTCACGTGTCCAAGCATAAAGTTTTTACTTTCAATTCCCTTCATAACACCTAGCCACTTGTTACGTAGTAGTGCTACTTCATTGATAATAGTTTCAAAATCAATAACTTCGTCTTCTCCGTCTACATATTTTTCTGCGTCTCTCGACGTCAATGCTCTATTGTAGGCTTCAAGATATTTTTGAAAGTATTTACGTCTTAGTTTCCTTAATTGTATATTAAGAAAATTTAATACAGCTTCGATCTCTTGTAGCTGATTAAATCGATGTTCAGTGACACCTGGTAGTTTAGCAAGAGCTTTTTCTATGTTTCCATGTATGCCAATTTCTTTTTTGCAGTCTGCTAGTTCGGCTTCATAATGAGCTATCATGTCAGGTATGGCTCCTAAGCTAGCAACTACTCTACTATACCACATTAGTAATCATCACTCCCGTCAAAATCCTCATCTGGATCTTCTTCTTCTCCGAGATATTCATATACTGCTCTGCCTATATACTGGTCAATGCCTCCAAACTGTTTAAGGTCCATTTCAGAAAGTTCACCATCTGCAATAACAGCAACTACGTGATCTGCGGCCGCTTGTCGGTCCTTAACATTGATATACTCTTTTGTAGTAGTCCATACTTCAGAGAGTACTTCGACATCTATAGTCATTCTGTTGTTTCCTTAGTTTTTTCAGTAGCACCTGTTGTTACTTCAACTACTGGTTGATTATCTTCTACGTCTTCTTCATCATCAGTACTTAGTCTTTTTACGCTACTACTTATTTCTTTCATAGCAACATCTAAACATCCTTCGTCGTTGGCTTCCCACGCTTTACGGAATTTTTTAATAATTGTGCCATCTGCTACTTTGTAAACAAGACTGTTGCCTTCTTTACTTAACAACTTTTTACCTTCTAACATATTAGTAAGCCCTGAATATGGACTCATTCCAGTTTCATATGGAATCTTAACCTGTACTGATTCAAACGGTTTAGCATAACGTGTTTTCATAATCTTACATGATGCACGGATACCTTTAACTTCAGATATCTTGTTGCCAGCTTCATCTTCTTTAAGTTTAAGTTTCTTCATTGCTACTACAATACTTGAAGCGTAAATAAAACCTTGTCCACCTGATATCTTATCATCTGGATCAAACATGTCTTGGCTTGCATATGTGTGGTTTGTACATACCATGCCTACGTTGTGACTACCAAACATGTTAACTGTATTACGAACCAATGATGTTAGTGCTTTTGGCTTACGACCCATATCACCTTTCATGTCACCTGCTTCGAACTGATTAACATCGGTGGGTGTTAGCATCATACCTAAACTATCAATAACAAATAATACTTTAGGTGCTTCTTCTGCTTCTAGTGTTTTGTAGTCTTTCATAAACTCTGATATTGTTTTAGCAACATCATCAATCATTGCCATGTTAAGTTTAAGTAACTTATCTTCAGACGTATCAACACCAAGTGCCTGTAACCACTGTTCATCTAAAGCATTTTCTGTATCAATCAAGATTGGATAGATACCTTGTTCCTGTGCATGTTTAATAATGTTACCTGAACAGATGTAACTCTTACCTGCTCCTGATTCACCAGCAAACACTGTTACTTTGCCTAACGGAATACCTTTGTTAAAGTCACCACTGATTAAGTAATTAAGTGTGTAATTACCTGTTGATATCCAATCAGTTGGGTCATTGAATCCAATACCTAAGCCATCAATGCTTTTGGTAATACTCTTTCTAAATTTTGATAAATCAAATGGTTTTGCCATGTTATTGC